AAAACAACTTAAAGCCTGTGGACCCGTTTCTTTAAGTTACTTTAAGGATAATATCTATTTTTGGGATTTTCTTGTTTCATGAAAGTGTTCGAGAAATCCAAAATTGGACATTTTTTTTGTCCATTTTCTCAAAACCCAGGGATTTTACCAAACTCGAATTTTCCAAAAAGTGATTTTAGACCAGAATGCTCACAATACAAATTTTTTATTGAAAAAAGCGTTAGCATATTTTTTAAGTATTTTTTGGGAAAACGGTTTAGGCAACTTTTATGTTAGCTATATATAGAAACAAATGGTGACCGAAAGTTTCAATAAAGTTGCTAAACTTTTTAATTGTTCTTGTTGTGACTATATTACATCTAAAAAAAGCAGTTTTGATAAACACATTTTGACTGTAAAACACATAAAAAATCAAAAAGGAGACGCAGGTGACTCAAAAGTTGCAAAAAGTTGCTTTTTAACTTGCTCTGCTTGTGGAAAAGAGTATAATTCCAGAAATGGATTGTGGAAACACAAAAAAACATGTAATGATCAAGAACCAGTAACAACAAATACTATGCCACTTGACATGTCATACAACCTTATTCTTGAAATCGTAAAACAAAATCAAGAGTTTAAAGAACTATTGATAGAGCAAAATGAACTTTTAATAGAACAAAATAAAGAAAATCAAAAACTACAACAACAAATATTAGAGATTGCAAAAGAAGGAAAAACAATTAATAATACTACAAACAATAACACCAATAACTTCAATTTGCAATTCTTCTTGAATGAACAATGCAAGGATGCACTCAATATTATGGACTTTATTAATCAGCTCAAACTTAATACAACGGACTTGGACATGGTTGGACGAGTAGGATACACTGAAGGAATTTCAAAACTCTTTATTAGAGGGCTTAAAGAGCTTGATGTGTTTAAACGACCGGTTCATTGCAGTGATTTGAAGAGAGAAGTGCTTTATGTGAAAGATAAAGACTCTTGGGAAAAAGACAACGATGAAAAGAATAAAATGAAAACAGCCATTAAATACATCGCCGCTAAGAATTTCAAGCAAATCAATGAATGGCGTGCAAAAAACCCAGAATCCGACGATTATGATAGTCAAAGACACATGGATTATCATCAAATTGTTATTCATTCCATGGGCGGCTCAACAAAGGAAGAAGACGAACAGCATTATAATAAAATAATTAAAAAAGTCGCAAAGGAATCTGTTATTGACAAGTCTATTGGAAAATAATATTATTTATTGTGTTATATAATATTATTCAGAATCTTCAAATATCAAATCTGTGTGAAATAACTCATTTAATACTTTGTTTGCAAATGGCATATAATCATTCTTACATAAACATAAACTTACACCTTGAGACATTGCCAACGCCATTTGGAATTTAACAATGTCATCACTAACATGTAAACCATGGTCTCTTAAATTATTTCCATTCAAATATTCATTAAACTTTTTAATGAAATCATATATTTTTACTTGGCTTGCATCTCTTGCGTTATGAACGGCTTCATCTATCAATTTTCCACCTTCTATGTATAAATTTTCTCTATGTTCAAACCGAACTCTTTTAAATGCCTCTTGTGGTTCAATTGAATTATCCAATATTAACTCAGCCAATTCTCTTCCAGACTTTGAAAATAACCCCGCAGCAGATTCAACAAACATTTTTGTAGTTTTTTCATTTACCCGAGTTATAATTCCAAAATCTATTAAACCAAGTTGATATACAGGTTCTTCTTTATTTTTAATAAAAATAATATTTCCCGCGTGTAAATCTCCGTGAGTTACACTATTGTTTATAATTGAAACAAACCCATATTTCATTACCAACTTTGCAAATTCATTGTAATCTGAGTCGTCCAATTTTGATATATGAACCCCGTTTATATACTCCATCATAATAATATTTGGATATGTTTCTGTCACTTCTTTATAAACCTTGGGTATTTTTATATACTTCAAATTCTTGCAATTCTCTGCCATTTCTATGGTGTTTTTTACTTCTTCTTGAAAGTCTAATTGTTTACGCAACAAACCTATGTTTTTTTTAATTACATTTGGAATGTCAAGCATGTTAAACTGAGGGATAAGGGATATTACCTCAATAAAAAATAAAAGTTTTTCAATTGCATCGTCTAGCTTTGAATCAATATTTCTTCTCTTCATTTTTAAAATTACATCGTTTCCATTAACATCTCTCAATTTATAAACAAGAGATATCATACCTGCTTTCATTGGAATTGTGTCATTACATGGAACTAATGTATATATGTTTATCATAGCTTCAAACAAATCCATATCAATATCATCTTCAGTATAAGGTGCAGAATCCGTATATTTCAATAACTCACTGTTCATTGTATCGTCTATTAGATTGTTATTTAATGATATAGCTTGAAACATCTTTACATATAGAATGTTCTTTTGAGCCAGATTTTTTGCGACATTGCGAATAAATTCAGAATAGTGTCTCTTTATAATATATTTGACACACTCACAAGAAAACATAAATGTGACATCAACCATAAATGCCACATTTGAAACGGTTTTTTTAATTGAATTCAGTATTCCAAACATATATTAATTTGTATTGTTAATTGTAATTTTCTCTATAAATTGTTTTGTTCTTAAAAATATTTTACTAATAACAGTTGTTGCCATTTTTTCAATAAACTCTGGTAAGTGCATGCTTTTATGAAAAGAAGTTTTTGTTTTAATGCTAGCTTTGTGTGGATTAATAAAATCGCATATTGTGGTTACATTGTCAATTGGAATAAGCTCAGCTTGTTTGTTTGATATATTAACTTTTGGTTGAGTATTATTAGTCGTTGTTTTAAAAATAATTTGTTTTTCTGTTTTTTCAATGCAAATATCAATGTGAGCGTATTTTTGAGGAACACCAAAATCATCAAAGAAGTGTTTAAATAAAATATATACTGTGGCACTTTTAGAATCATTCATTTCTAAATAAAAATCATCAAAAATATCGTCTTTGTTGAGCTCATATATAAGTTTAAAGAATTCCAAATTAATAACTTTTTCTAATAAAATCTTATTATTTGTAATGTCGTATTCAAATAAATAAGTATGTTTATCTAATCTTGTCATTTTATAATCCTTTTTATCCATAATTACTTTGGTTTTATTGGATTCGTCTTCTTCTTTGTCTTTATACTCGTGTAAATTCATTTATTATATATGCAATTTAATTTAATAAATGAATTATAACTTAACAGAAAAGGAAATTAGTAAATAGCTCTAAACATTGCGAGTGCTTTATCTTTTTGTTCTTCGTAATTACAAATTGGTTTTGGGTATTTAATATCCTTTTTATATTTTTCCCATTCAGTATTCCAGTTTAAAATGTCTTTTACTGGAACATCTTTCAACTCTGGAACCCACTTTTTAACATAATTGCAATCGGGGTCTACTTCGGCATTTTGTGACCATGGATTAAATATGCGAAAATATGGTTGTGAATCCGCACCACTAGATGCTATCCACTGCCAGTTCCCGTTATTACTTGCTGGGTCATAGTCTGTTAGCTTAGTCGCAAAATATTCTTCGCCTTCTCTCCAATCAATTAAGAGAGTCTTGGTTAAAAAAGATGCAACTATAAGACGAGCTCTGTTATGCATGTATCCAGTAGCGTTAATCTGTCTCATTCCTGCATCAACAATTGGAAATCCTGTTTCTCCTTTGGTCCAAGCATCAAACCACCGCACATTTTTATGCCATCTAATCTTGGAGTAACTTGGTTTCATTGGTTTTCCAAGAACATATGGATAAGCGTAAAGAATGTTCATGTAAAAATCTCTCCAGATTAATTGTCTCACAAGAGGGTGATTGCTCCTAAAAGCTTTATACATTTCGCGAATACTTATACATCCAAACTTTATATATGCTGACAATTGTGTTGTAGGTTTATCAACTTCGTCGTGAGTAGTTGCGTAATGTTTCTGGGTTTTTACGGCGGTTCTTAATGTCTTAATGGCTTCTGGTCTTCCACCATGGACAAGGATATTTTTATTGTCTTTTGTGAATTTTGAAAAGGCATTGGCGAGAGAAATAGTATTTGAAAGATGTTTGCTTGATTCCTTGAATTTAATTTTATGAGCTTTAGTTGGTGGTTGAACTTGTTTTTTAAGGGAAGCGTGATAATAAGGTGTGAATTTTTTATAAGGGGTTCCACCTCCACTTAAAATAGTGCCTGGTTCATGCAAATAGTAATCGCTCGCCAATTCACATTCTATTTTTTTCTTCTTGCAAATTTCAACTATATTGTTGTCTCTCTCTAAAGCGTAAGGCGTATAGTCTTTGTTGAAACAAACATAGTTAATGTCAAATGCTTCAATGCACTCGGATACAACCTTATTGTTTGATCCATAAAAAAAGTAAAGTTTGCCACCATTTTTGTGTATTTCTGTAGCCAAATCCTCCAAACTTTCAATCATAAATTGAACTGCATTATTTGATTTATATTGATTTCCACTACCAACTTGTTCTGGAGTAAAAATAAAAATAGTATATACATTTTTGCATTTGGAGTTAATAAGGTTGAGTCCGTTGTTGTCTACAATTCTAAAGTCTCTGCGAAATATAAATAACCCATTTTCATGCATGACGTCCTATTATATGTTGCTATTTATTTTTATTATTTTTACGCCAAAATATGAAGGGCATTTTTAACGTCAATCCCAACATTTTGCATGTGAATTCTCTCATCATTCCAACAATAAGTGCAGCTATCACTTTTGCTCAAGTTCCATTCGGGGTTAGGACTGTCATTTTGAAAGATTCCGTTGAAAATCTTGGCCGCACGTTCTTGATGAAACTCTGAAGTAGTAATTACTATTTCTGGGGTATCATCAGAACCTTGATAAGTCTCTGATATCCATTTTTTTAAATAAGCAAAATTCTCTGCAGTGTTTCTGGCTTTTTCATCCAAGATAATTTTTCCCTTGGAACCCGTAATTTTTTCTCTCATTTGTTCTGCTTCTGATGCAGACATTTCAGTGAGTGCGTTCTTTACGCCGCCAGTTACAAACCATACGACATCTCTTTCGTTCAAGCTGGTAACATAGTTGAGTGCAGTAGAAACGCGTTCTTGTTGGACATCTTGAATCGCACATCCAAGCACAACCATAACAGTTGTTTTGCTATACACATTTACAACAAAACAGCTAATAGCAAATAGGAGATATTGAAATCCGAACATCTTGACAAGTATTTGAATTACAATATTCTAAAAAAATATGGTCAATTTTTTTATGCACAGTCAGTTTCAACCATTTCTTTTACCAAATCATCAAAAGAATAGTTGCATTTCCATCCTAACTCAGTTCTAGCTTTTGTGGAATCGCCTAATAATTCATCTACTTCTGTGGGTCTAAAATATTTTTCAGAAATAAAAATAAGTTCTCTTCCTGTATTTTTATCATAACCAATTTCATCTACTCCGTCTCCTTTCCATTTTATATTAAATCCTTTAAGCGAAAAAGATTTTTCTATGAACTCTCTAACAGTGTGATATTCATTTGTAGAGAGAACATAATCATCGGGTGTATCATTTTGAAGAATACGCCACATACCTTCTACATAATCTTTTGCATGACCCCAATCTCTGAGAGAATTAATATTTCCAAGAACAAGTTTATTATCAAGCCCCTTTAATATTTTATTTAATCCAATTGTAATTTTTCGTGTAACAAAATTGTGTCCGCGTCGGGGGCTTTCATGATTAAAAAGAATGCCAGAACACGCATGCATACCATAAGCTTCGCGGTAGTTTTTAACAATCCAATAACCATATAATTTGGCGACGCCATAAGGAGATCTGGGATAAAACGGTGTAGTTTCTTTTTGAGGAACTTCAACAACCTTTCCGTATAATTCAGACGTTGAAGCTTGGTAAAAACGAATCTTATCTAAAGGAATTCCACAATTGCGAGATGCTTCTAATAATCGTAAAACACCAATGCCATCTACATCACCTGCATATTCTGGCATATCAAAAGAAACTTTAACATGACTCATTGCACCTAAATTGTAAATTTCAAGACGATTAATTTCAGGATATTTATTTTTTATTTCATGCAATATATTTAATAAATTTACACCATCTGATAAATCTCCATATCGCAATACTAATTTATCAAATATGTGTTCAATTCTATCCGTGTTAATGTTTGACGATCTTCTGATAATCCCCCAGACATTGTATTGTTTTTCTAATAATAATTCTGCTAAATAAGAACCATCTTGTCCAGTTATTCCCGTTATTAATGCAACATTGCACATTGTTTTCTATTATTTTATTTTTATTTTTATATGATTATTTAAACACATAATTAATCATATTACATTTATTGATGCAGTTTGTTAAATATCCAAGCTTACAGTGTTCTTATCAGACTTTTGACGTCGCTTGCTTCGCTTGGGCATATTTCCATCAGATTGCAATTCCTTCAAATCTGAAATACTAATTGTACTGCTATCATTAAAAGAAGGCTGAGATGATGAAGACGTTTGTTGAGGGGCTTCTTGAATGTTGATGGTCTTGGTTTTTAATCCAGACAAAATATCGGAGATATCACTGGGACCCTTCATTTCGGCACGAGGTCCAGGTCCACGTCTGCTGCTTCTATCGCCCTCTGATGCACTTGAAAAGTTCTCCCTAATGTTAATTCCGTCATTTTGACCCTGGTTGGGGTTGAAATTGTTACGTCCCATATTAAAGCTGTTATTGTTGCCGGGTCTACTGGACGGGGGCATGGGTGCTCCGGGTCCTTGAGTGGCCATAGGTGGAGGAGGAGGTCCGCTCATAGGTACTTGTGGTTCAGGATTCATCATATTATTCATAAATCCTGAGAATCCAGGGCTCTGTTGGCTCATGGAATTTACCGCAGCAGTTTGGAATTGACGCATTAGATCGGGGTTTTGACGCAAGATGTCGTCCATGCCGGGCATAGCAGACTTGAACATAGTATTTGTCATGTGGACCATCATAGCACTACCACCAAGTTGGAAAAGCAATTTGAGCTCGGGAGCCATAGAGGCCTTGCTCTTATACTTCTCATAAAGTTCTCCAAAAACATCATCATAATCGGTCATATTTTCGTTGATTTGTTCGCTCCAACCGTCTAACTTAACATCAAAGGGGTCAAAACGATTATTTAAAAATTCAATACCGTTGATGCATGCCATTAGCATATTTCCTTGAAACTTAACCGAGTTTTGCTTAGTTTTCTCTTCCATAATCATTTCATATTCGCCTTGCATTTCGGCAAGGGGAGAGTCCATGCTGTATTTTTTTGTCAAATTGACCCCCTTATTCTCAAGAGCCTCAAGCTTCCTTAAATACTTGAACTTCTCTCTTAATAATTCTTCCTTGCTCATTTGAGGTTGGCTTGACATTGGCTTATCGGGGTTAAGAGGGACATTGTTAAACTTTGTAAAACCATCCCAGGTCTTGCTTTCGGTAGAACCTTCGGCAGTTGCTTGACCAATGCTGGGAGAATCACTAAATCTTACACCAGATGGTTTTTCATCATAATTTAATGAAATTCCTTTGCTAAACATGTCGGACTTGCCTTCAAATAGACTAGGCCCAGGGTCAACATCATCCACTAAATCGTTCAATTCATTTTCTAAAGTATTCAAATCATCAATATTAATATCACTAGATGGACGGCTTCCAGAAGATTTTTTATCGTTCATTAAAAGCTCAAGACCACCGCCAAAATTGGACGATCTTCCGCCACCTTCTCCGCCTAAATTTATTGAAGAAATGTCAATAATTTCACTGTCCATTATGAATTAATAAGAACATATAATTTTAAGTAATACGAATTATATATTATATATTTACCAACTTTTGAAAAAGTTGGGCAAAATAAAGTTAATTTCTTGTTATTTATATAATGAGTGCCACTCAACCTATTCCTAAACCAAAATTATCTAGGGCAACGTCTTTAACTGTCTCAAACCAATCAAGGGGGACATGTTTTGCACACGCAGCTTCACGAATATTAGCACGTTTTATTAAAGTAATTTGCAGGCGTTATTTTGATAGTTTTGTTGTAGAAAAATGCAGTTATTATTACAAAGAAGATTGTGCTTTAAATCCATTTGAATGTTTTAATAAAAATTTAAAAAGATATAAATCATATATTGCAGAACCAAGTCACTTAGATGTTTTAAATTTTAGAAAAAGCAGAGCACAAAAATACTTTAAAAAATACCCATCCTGTTTAGGAGATGCTGCAACGAGGGACGAAACAGAAAATCTTAAAGAAAATATATTTGCTGCTTTATACTCATATATTTATATTACAATCACTAGTAAATATGGATGCAATGGAGGCAAAACTGCTGAAATAATTGATGATTTTTTACAAAATAATTTAAATTCCGAAATAAGTGTTGAAGATATTGCGTTTACTTTAAATTTTACAAAACCGTGCAATGAAGTCACATGTTTTCCAGTTATAAAATCAAAAAAACAAATAGAAACTGTTTTAAAAATTCCATACGTAAGATTAATTTGCGAAGCAGTTCATAGTGTTTTAAATAGTTTAAAAAATGAAATAAAAGAATACAACATTTATGCAAGTGCAATTACAGTGGATGATATTGGTCCACAATTTAATTCACGAATAGAACATTTTAAAAAACGACTAGACCTTGGATTTTATGGGGGCCTATTTCTTAAAGTTAGAGGGGAAAGACATGCAATGGTTATAACTTCTTACGAGGATGTAATTATAAATGGAAAAATAGCAGACACAAATTTTGTTGTTAAAAATTCAGTGGGTGTAGATTTCATATATTATGTACAAGGAAATCGTCAAGAAAATGGGGTGTTTAAGATTTCATTAAGTTCATTAATTCCACAAATTGAACTAGACGAAGCAGCAATTGCATATATTGTTATTACAAAACCCATTCCCAACCCTAACCCCAACTTAAACACTTCTGGAGGAGGCCATAAGAAAAAAAGAAAAACAAAGCGTCAACTAGCAAAATGCAGTCGTAAAACCAAAAGAAGTCAACTATTATAAAAAAGGCTTTCTCTGCTTTGCTTTGTCACTTGATATTTTTATACCATTTTATTATTAATAAACCATATGCCTTGTAAAAAAGAATCTGATAAATCGTCTTTTTTCTTGTGGCTCTTAAAGAAATCCTCCCATGAAACATAATTTGCTGAATTTGATATAGATTCTAAGCATTTTTGAATTCCAAGTTTTTTTCTATCGCTATAACTACCTTTTAGGTCGGCTTTACTGTCTTTTAATTTATTAGAGGCAGAGACAAAATCAATGGATGTATTACTATTACGCATAATAAAATACTGAGCAATCATACCTTGTATTGTTTTCATGCGATTTGCAATTGGACTAATTTGATTTTCAATAACAACATGAGTTAATGTGCTTATATGTTGAGCCAAAATATTATCAAGCTTAGTTTTAACATTTCGTCCAATGGTTATTAAATCAATTTTTGACGCATTTGTTGAATCAATAGGTTCAAAACACTTTTCAAAGACATAATTATTAATAAGAGAAACTAGATCGGCCTTTTTAATGGGATCTTCGTATTTAATATTATATTTTTCGGCCAATTCATATAAGGTTTTGATTTTCTGTTTATTTAAAAAGGATGGTTTTAAATCAGATGTTGGTACTTGAAATGGTTGTTTTTTGCAATGTTTCAAGCAATAACATTTTCCATTTTTTGAAAACTTGGCGGGTTTGTTGCAGTCTTTAAACTTTTCAATTTCACAACATTTGGCTTCTGACTCAGAACCGATATTTATGACATCCCATTTTGCAATTTTATATTCATTATCACCATCGGGTTTTTCAAATAAACAAAATGCCAAGTTTTTTATTCCAACATCTATACTAAGAATCTTCATATTCTACTAAACTGATAGAATATAAAAATAGCATTGTTTATATCTGTTTTATTGGTTTGTATTTATGGGAACAGTTACAACAGGAGCAATCATTCTGGCTTGTAATTGTTCTCTCGTCAAATAAGGTTGTTTTAAGTTGCTGTTGCAATATCCAAATCCTGGAGTGTTTGTGTCAAATGTAGATTTGAAAGTGTAAGGAACGTTGGTTGAAGGAGTTGCGTTTGTTTGAAAGTGAGATGGTAATCCAAGTTCATTGCAAGCCTCATAGCTGTTCATTTTCATAATTTCATTAGCATTGTTAGTTAAGTATTGTCTGTATTGCCAACTGGTGGTAATGTTTTCTTGTTGTCTAATGCGGTTATTGACAACAGCTTCGGGTTGCCAAGATGCATAATTTCTCCCATCGGCCATAATAGGAGGAAAATTAAAATGAATATTATTAGAACCACTATAACAGGTTGCCCAGGACATAGTATATTATGATTGGAGAAAATTATTCTTATTCAGAACCTAACAATTTAAGAATTGCGTTTTTTGTAGCTTTGGAGTTTTCATTAATAAGACCTTTTGAGACTGCGATTTCTTTAAGCTTGTTTAAGGACATTTTCTTATAATCAACCGTGTTTTTCTCTCCTGATTCTTCTAAATTAGAAATATCAATTGACTTAATAAATTCAAGGTCTGAAGATTTTATTTTTTTTGAGTCTGAATTATCTGAGTTGTTTTGTTCAGAGCTTTCGCTGTCATCGTCTAAATCTTCAATATCATCCAATTCATCCAAATCACCGAGTTCTTCAGAGTTGTTATCATTATCTTCTGGTTCCTCAGTTGATTTTAACATCTCGGCAAAATTAATTACTTTAACTCCACCACTTGGGTCATGACTTAACTCTATAATTTCCGGTTTTTGATTATCTTCGTCATCTTCGTCATTGTCTTCATCATCGTCGTCATCATCGTCTTCAAGATCCTCATCACTGTCACTGTCGTCCTCAGTTTCACCGTCAGAAACAGGAATTAAATTTTCTTCTTCTAAATCGCCAAAATTTTGTGTGGGTTGTTGTTGAGGAACAGGACCCTGATATGACATCATTTGCATTCGTCCTCTAATAAAATTCATTTCTTCGGCCATGGTAGTAACTAAACCAAACATGGAAGTAATCTTATGATTTTGTTCTTGGAGCCTCTGTGCAAAGAAGAAGCCAACAACTCCAACTAGCAATAAAGTAATGCCTAAAGATATAAGAAATGGAACAGTTAATATGTCTGATAAAGCCATTATTAACAAAAGTTGATACAATAATATTTGTGGATGAACGAATATTGTTGTATATTATATATTTTTAAGGGGGTTTTAATGTTTACCCAGAGCTCATAGTATCATCAATAATTTCTTTTGGATAATTCATGTCATGTAAAACTTTAACTCCACCACGAATATTTGAAATTCCTTTTTCTAATAAATAAGTGTAATTAAAATCTTCGCCTGTTGGTTTATTACAACAAATGGTCTTCATATGAAAATTTTCTATTGATTCGTCTTTGTCCAACTTTTTGCATAAATCAATAAAATGTGTTGTTAAAATGCAATTAACCGTTTTATATTTAATCAAGTATTTCATAAATGCATAGGCACTTAAAACTGCTTCTTCTGGATTTGTTCCTGAATACAATTCGTCAAATACACAAAAATGTGTTTCCTTTTTATCATTGCGTTGAATAACATCCAAAATTTCTTTGCATCTACGAGCTTCGGCTTGGAATAAACTATCTCTCCCTGAAGTATCCGGGATGTTTAAATAACAATGAATGTGTTTATACGGATTAATGTCTGCACTTTCATAAAAGCCGCAGCCAAATTGCTGTGTAATAATTACATTTACTAATGCCGTTTTTAAGGTGGTAGTTTTTCCTGAAGCATTGGGTCCGGTAATAATCATATTTTTTTTGAATTTAAAGGAATTTTTAATTGGGTTGTTGTTAATAAGAGCTGGGTAATAAGCCTTCTTTATAATGGTTGATTTCTTCTTAGAATTAAATTTTGTCATATTTATATGTCTAGCCTTTATATTTGCAGAGAGACCTTCTATACACTCAATGTAGCCATTAAACCCAAAAGAGTATAAAAAGGCATCATTATACTTTGGCTCGCTATATAATTCATAAAAACATTTTAAAACATGTCCTAGCTCTCCAATTTTTCTATAAGATAACTTGTATGGCGAAATCCTCTCTAGTTCCTTTTTGAATTCTGAGAGAACAGTTAATTTTTCTTTTAAAACTGAGTTAAACTTTTCATAGCTAGAAAGGTTTGCTGAATTTAATAAAAACTTGTACATGGATTGTTCAGTTTCTTCTATATATTTCTTAATTTCTTCCAAGTGTGAGTGAATTTTTGTCATATTATCATTGAACCGCCAACATGTTAAAATATTTTGATAAATTGAGAATACATAAAATGCTGCAGAGAGAAGAATATAAATTTTTTCATCCATTTTCACACTGTGGAATTTTGTGAATAATTTTCCAATTGCGTGATTGGCTGCAATTGTTTTAAGTATTTCAACATATTCATTGACGGTAACGCTAAGTCCTTTGGCTTTGATTACAAAAAATGGTATGATAAGTATTACAAATGGAACCAATAATGAAATAACTGGTGCGGCCAAGTTATACACGCTCATAACTTGTAAAAAATAATCTGAATTATTGAGGTATTCCCACATAGGCCAATCAATATAATGGTATCGCTCCTTGAATCCGGTGTCGTTCTTTATTTCATCCCATATTTCCAGGATGCTCGTTTTTGCTCCACTTTTTTCTCCGAGGGTGCCGTTGGCAAAAGTGTATGATAATAATTTTTGTGTATCTTTTAAGAAATTTTTGTCAGTTGTGTAATAATTTGGGACCTGTTCAATAACTTTAACTGCAAACTCGGTTTTTGGTTGAAATGCATAATGATACAATGGATTGCAACCAGATGTATCAATAGTTTTAATTAGTTCTAAATCTGTTGTAATATTTTTATTGAGTTCCATTCGCTGTTCATTATAAAAAATAGGCAATTTGAAATGGTCATTTATTTTTTCTATATTGGATATTGACATGTATATTATATCAAATATAGAGTTATTTTCTTTTTATTTTACGCGATTTACTTTGACAAAGTGTCAAAACTGGCCGGCATTTCCTTAATTTGAGTAGAGTAGTATTGCTCAATTTCCTTGAGCTTTGACATATCGCGTCGTGTAATCATGTTGATTCCAACACCCTTGCGACCCCAACGACCACTGCGTCCAATCCTGTGCAAATATGTATGCACATCCTTAGGGATATCAAAATTAATAACAACGCTTACTTGTTGAATATCAATACCACGAGCAGTCACATTGGAAGAAATTAGAACGCGATAAGTTCCGCTTCTAAAATCAGCAAAAGCCTTATCTCTATCAGACTTATCCATTCCACTATGAATGCGGCAAACCGGGAACCCGTCTTCCATCATTGCATCATACAATGCGGAAACACGCTTTACACTATTGGCGTAAATAATGCATTGAGATACAGACATGAAACTGTACAAATCCTTAAGAGTCAAATATTTTTGACGGTCATCCTCAACAGCCACAAAATATTGAGAAATTCCCTCAAGAGTCAATTGTTCAGCTCGCACTTGAATCTTAACTGGGTTACGCATAAACTTGCTAGTAATGCCCTGAATGTGATCAGGAAGAGTAGCACTAAAGAGTGCAACTTGAATATTGTTATTAAAATGTTGAAAAATATTATATACTTGCTCCTTAAATCCACTGGATAACATTTCATCAGCCTCATCAAGGACAACAAGCTTAATGTTCTTAGAGATAATGTGATTCCGACGCATCATATCGTAAACGCGACCAGGACAACCCGCAATAACATGAGGAACATTTTGCTTCAAATTGCCAATATCTTCATCAATAGAAGAACCTCCGACCAAAACCTGAACGCGGAGATTCTTCATCATAGAACCGATTCCACGCATAACAGTAGCAGTCTGAACGCTGAGTTCCCGTGTAGGGGAAAGACACAATACTTGAGTAGTGTCGTCATTAGTATTAACATGAGATAGAGCACCGATAGTAAAAGTTGCGGTTTTACCAGTGCCAGACTGAGCCTGAGCTATAATATCTTTCTTCTGAATAATTGGCTTAATGGCCTTTCTTTGAATAGGACTTGGTTTTTCAAATCCATATGCAAAAATTCCTCTCAATAGATTGGTATCTATTTCTAGATCTTCCCAATTATTGATTTCGTAAGAAGAGTCATATGTTTCCTCTTCGGTGTTATTGAGTGCGGGGGGTTGGTCTCGTTCTAGTGACATAATATATTATACCCAGGTTATGTTTAAGCACATTTGCAGAATATATTTATTATATTGCAAAAAAATTGATATAAATGTAATTCAAATAATAGAAACATAACCATGACGATGGCAATGAGATATACTCTGAAGGATTTTACAGACATTACATTCAACGGGTTTGATATTAAGCTACCCGATGAAACATTGGTTATAATTACAGAGTTGTCGCAGCAAGTCGGGTCTCCCACTTATGTGAAAACTCCAACATTTCATAAAAGAGAAAATATTTTGAAGATGGGTGGAAGTGATAGCATAAGTGGCAATGAATTTAAAAGGAAGAAGAAGAATCGCCCAACTGAAGTTCTTAATGATGATGATTGGGAGACAATTCGGACTTTCCAAGCCACTAAAATGGAGCAAAAGGTTGGTATTGAGGCTCAAATTGACCTTATGCGTTCCTGGCTTAACAAAATGTCAGACAAGATGTATGTTGAACCTTGTGACAAGATTATAGAGATCTTGAATCAGCTTATTGCGGACGGAATTTCTGATTCAGACATGTTACGAGTTGGAACAACTATATTTGACATTGCTTCTAATAATAGGTTTTATTCAAAGTTGTATGCTGATTTATACACAAAGTTAATTGAAAATTATCAAGTAATGAGAAACATCTTTAATGAAAATTTAGAATCATTTATGGAATTATTTAACTGCATTGAATACGTTGATTCTGAAAAGGATTATGATAGGTTTTGCAAGATTAACAAGGATAATGAACGCAGAAAGGCTCTTAGTTTGTTCTTTGTAAATTTGACTACAAATAATATTATTAGTGAGGACAAGTTAAAGGAAATGGCATGCAGTCTCTTAACAAAGCTATTATCGTTTATTATGGAAGAAAACAGAAAGAATGAAGTGGATGAGATTACTGAAAATATTGCACTTTTGTATTCGTATAACAAACAATTGTATGATACTTGTGAAGAAAAGTTTGATGGGTTGTCTTTTGGTAAAATGATTGAAAAGTTGGCTCATTGTAAGGCAAAGACATATCCAAGTTTATCAAATAAGGCTATTTTCAAGTTCATGGATTTGGTAGAAATGTAATAATCATATTAAAATAATGATATTAAAAGTATAATGTCATTATTAATTAAAATGACAGAAAACACTAATGCTGAAAATATTACTTTTTTTTTAGATGATGAAAATATTAATGATTGCTTAGATTTGAATGCACTTGAAAGTCAATTAAATGAACTTAATATGTCTAATATTCAAGATGATGATATATTTATTGAAATTAAAAACTACGAACTTAATTTTAATGTTAAACAATTAATGCTGATTTGTGAATATTATAATATGAAAGATATTCGGGTAAACAAGTTGAAAAAGCAAGATATAATTGAACAAATTATATTGTTTGAAACGAATCCTGAAAATATAGAAATAGTTACTAAGCGAAAAGAACTGTGGTATTATATTGATGAACTAAAAAATGACAAAATGATGAAACGATTTGTTATTTGGGGTTAAAAGTCAATTAAAAAGTAATTAATATTTATCTATATAAAATATAAGATGGTATTATCAAAATTAGACAAAGGAACAAGTTATCCAGAACTAAAAAGTGTTGATTCAGATGATTTCAAAAAAGAAGCTAATTTATATGAGATAGAAATAAAAGATGTTGATGTAATAATTGCCGTTGGCAGTGCTAAAAAGAATTATGAAGAGAAAAATATAACATATTTTCCTATTTATTTAGTAAAAACAAACAACAAGGTTGTTCAGATTGGTGTTTATGAATTATTTACAACTGATTTATTGAATTATATGGATGAAGAAGGAAATTTAGAGGTTGAAAAGTTAGACGATCCTCTTATCTATACATTTGTAACAAAAAGAATGTTAGAAAACTTAAGGTTGGTTCCAGAGAAAGATGCCGATGCCGATGCCGATGCCGATGCTAAAGAATTAATTGAGAAGGACGTTGAAATTCTTGAAGATTCTGATGCAGAATTGGAAGGAAAAAAAAACAAAACAAAAAAAGAAAAAACTGTATCATCTGAAGGAGATTTTGAGAGTCCAAAAATTCCCAAGATAAGAGAAGACATTTTTACTAAAGCAGATAATTATGTTCTTAGTGTAGCTCCATTAAATGAGGAATCTAAACAAGACGCGGATTTATTGAGGGATAAATACAAGGATTCTGCATCAAATGCATGGATTGAAATATTTATGAAGAACAACAAATATGGAATAATAGATAATGAAGGTGGGGGTGATTGTTTGTTTGCAACAATTAGAGATGCATTTGCTCAGTTAGGCCAACATACAACTGTTCAAAAGTTGAGAAAAAAATTGTCAGAAGAAGCTACTCAAGAAATTTTTTTGAATTATAAGGAACAATATGATATGTATAGCACAGCGGTTGTTTCTGCAACAAAGGATGCAAAAGAGTTGGAGATTGAATATGAAAAATATAAAAAGATGTATAGTGAAACTTTGGATAGAAACTTGAAAAAACAATTTACAGATGCTGCCAAAAAAATAAAAGAACAGAGAGACAGAATTTTAAATCAAAAAAAAGTCTCTCAAAGCATGTTAGATGAATATAAATATATGAAGGATGTTGATACACTAGAAAAGTTCAAACAAAAGATTAAAACCTGTGAATTTTGGGCTGAAACTTGGGCATTGAGCACTCTTGAGAGGGTTTTAAATATTAAATTTATTTTATTATCAAGCGAAGCTTACAAGGGAAAGGATGTTGCAAATGTTTTGAACTGCGGACAACTGAATGATTCAATATTAGAATCTCGCGGTGAATTTACTCCAGAGTTTTACATCATGGTTGATTTTCTTGGCTGGCATTATAAGTTGATTACTTATAAGAAAAAATATATTTTTACTTTTGCGGAGTTGCCGTATGACATAAAGAAGCGAATAGTGGATAAATGTATGGAGAAAAATAGTGGGGCATTTGCATTGATACCTGATTTTGTTAGATTTAAAGAAAGTTTGATGTCAAAATCAGGTGTCTCGCCAGTTTGCAAATTTGAGGAACTGTCAGATGCAAAAATTAGAGGATTGTATGATGAAGCAGTAGTGTTTCAATTCTATGACAAATCCTCAGATGGTAAATTACCGGGAAAGGGATCAGGAGAAGCAATACCTAAAGAGGCTGTTTTAGAGTTTTCCAATTTGCATGCAATAAAGGATTGGAGAAAGAAATTGGACGATTACTGGGTTGAGCCTGGAAAACCGTTTGTTTTAGATGGTCATAGATGGAATAGCGTGGAACATTATTACCAGGGTTCAAAATTTAAAGAGTCCAATCCTGAATTTTATCTCTCATTTTCTGCAGAGTCAGGAACAGATTTATCAAAGAATCCAGAGATGGCAAAAGCAGCGGCCAGTTCATCTGGGAAATTTAAAGGCCAATTGTTACGTCCAACAGAGGTGTCAATAGATCCGACGTTTTATGGAAAGCGAAAGGAGAAGGAGTTGTTTGATGCGATATGTGCCAAATTTACTCAGTTGGAAGAATTGAAGCAAGTGTTAATGGCTACAAAAAATGCAAAATTGGTGCATTACTTGAAGGGGAAGGAGCCGGAACTAGCTGAGCAGTTGATAATGGTGAGAGATAAGATTCGTGGACCGCAAATTAGGCTTTAAGTTCTTTTTTATATTATTTATTTTAAATAAAAGTAAATAATTTAACATATCCAGCAGCACCATTTTTTATTAAATTTTACTGTTTTGCTTAATTTTATGAGAGAAATGCTTGAATCAACTAGTGCATTAAACGTTTTTAATGTTTCTTCATTTCCAGACGCCGTTTCAAATATTATTAGACTTTCTGTAATCATAATTTTGAATGCAAACTTGATTAACTCCCCACAAATATTGCTAATTTCTATTGTTCCGACCTTGAGCTTGAGAGAAAAAAGCAATTCGTAAACTGATGAAAATAAACTCATTAGTTCTGGAACATCATCCGAGTCTATTTTGTTGTCTTCTAATATTCTTTTGAATGACTCTTCCATCTTAAAGAAAAATACTGAATTTGTTTGTATTATTAATTGCATTATCTTTACCAAGTCTGGTTTTAATCCGTATTTTTCTTGCATGTCCATCCTCACTGATATAATAATAAGTAAATTTAAGAGAGACTTTATTTCAAGGGTTTTATTTACAACTATTTCTTCAACAACTTCTTTAGTTTTTTCTACTACTCTTTCTTCAGTTACAGTTTCAGTTACATCTTTAATTTCTTCAATAACTTCTTCTCTCTTCTCAACAACCTCTATTTCTATTTTAGTTGATTCTTTGGGTTCCTCAATTGTTGAAATCATTTCCTTTATATCTTCAAGTATTTCTTCAATTGCATCTTTCATTTCTTCGCTTGGGTTTTCAATTTCGTTGTTTATTTCTTCAATAAACTCATTAATTGCTGTTTCTTCATTTGCTTCTGGTATTTCATCAATAAAAACAGGAGGATCAGGTTCGTGTTTGTCTTCTATTATAACATTTTCTGTTGTAATAGGGTCTTTAACCGTTTTGGGTTTTCTTCCTCTTTTTTGGGGTTTTGGTTCGTTTTCCATAACTATAAATTATACGGATATATTATTTATTATGTTTTATAATTTAATTTTGATATCTGCAATTGGAACCAATCTCATTAAGTTTAGGTATTTCTGAATAAGGACAGCATCCGTATCTGGTTCCCTCACAACCGCCAATTAATTGATTGGGTTTGGGTTTTGGTTGAGGAGTTGGTTGTGGTGGCGTGGGAGTGGGTTGAATATTTGGTTGAGCCACAATGTAAATATGTCCTGTTAAAACAATAAACAAGATAACTAATAACAAAACAACAATCATAATTTCAAGTCCGACCATTATATATTTTATAATGACAAAAATATAAAAATAAAAGATATTAATAATATAAGAGGATTATGAAACTTACTAAAAATAGCGAATTGTTAATGTCTTTTTTTTTAGAGAGAAAATGCATAAATCACGTTGCACAAAGTTCTAAAACTGAGAAAATTCTAAAACACTTATATTCAGACATCAAACGAGCCGATTCTTATATAAACTCGCAAAAAACAAGGGAAGGAGATGGTTTTTATAAATTAGTTGTAACAAAGATTCATGGTGTTTCACAGATTCCAAAACCAAAATCATTTAATCCAAGTAGTTTTCCTGAAGAAGTGAGAGAACACATTGACAAAGAAATGTTATTTGATTTATCATATACTTTTTCTCTCTTTGGTAGAGAAATTAAAGTACATTTTATAGTAGAAGACCCATCCGCCGAACATCAGATTGAACTATATAACGAGTATATTGAGAAGATATTGGTTTGGCTTCACATAATTAATGAATATGCTTCTAAAAAATGCTCTAAAAGATTAGTTTTGTATATGTATTTTACTTCTCTCAAAAAGGAACTACCTTCAAAGAATATTAGTATTTTAAATCAGAATAATGTTAATACTGCGTTTACATACACTTGTCCCGTTGATTCAGAAATTATTGTTTTCAGAAAAGAAGAATGGTTTAAAGTATTAATGCATGAAAGCTTTCACAATTTTGCTTTAGATTTTTCTGATATGAACACAGAAGAATGCACCAAACATATTCTTTCTATTTTTAAAGTTAAATCTGATGTTAATTTGTTTGAGGCATATACTGAATTTTGGGCTGAGATAATGAATGCAGTATTTTGCAGCTTCTATTTAATTAAAAATAAAAATAGTGATGTTGATGATTTTTTGTCTAATTTTGATTTTTTTATTAATTTTGAGAGAACATACAAGTTTTTTCAAATGGTTAAAACATTGGATTTTATGGGGTTAACTTATGTTGACCTTATTTCTAACACTCCCCAAGCTCAATCAATGAGAGAAACTTTGTATAAGGAAGAATCAAATATTCTTTCATATTATATACTTACAACAATTCTAATGAATAATTATCAAGGGTTTTTGTCTTGGTGCAATACAAATAATTTGTCATTACTACAGTTTAAAAAGACAGAAAAGAATATTACGGAATTTTGTAAATTTATTGAGAAAAATTACAAAACAAGGTCATTAATTGAGTCAGTTGATTGTATGCAACAATTTTTATTAACTATAAAAAATGGAAAGGGTGATAAAAAAAAAATTGGAAAATCGCTTGATTACATTTTGAATAATATGAGAATGACTGTTTGTGAGTTGGGTTAATCTTGATTTCTTGTTCTTTTTGATTTTTTTGTTCTTTTTGATTTTTTTGTTATTTTTGATTCTCCATGATTTGGGGGAAAAAATGCCATTTTTATATTATATTACAAAAATAAAATAATATAAAAAGGATTATTTAGCGTCTATGGGACCTTCTGCGTTTTCCACCCTTTCTTGATTTTCTTCCTTTTCTGGCTTTTCTTGTGCGTTTTCTTCTTCCACCCGATTCTGATCTTGATCCCATTTCAATATCAGGCGTTAATTCAACGTCAATAGCAACTTGAGGATTTGCAGTGCCTTCCTCCATGGAAACTAATTCATCTGTATTAGAACGACCTAACATGGTAATTGGGTTTGTAGCGGGGGGCATCACTTCTTCCATTGGGGGTGCAGTTGGGGCAAATCCTTCCTCCATATTAAGATAATCGGCAGTAGTTTGACGATAAAGCGTATTTTGGGGACCCTGATAATGAACAATAGGTGTAGAGGTTTCCTTCTCTTGACCGCCTCGTCTTCTGCGAGACATTTTTCCATGCTTTCTCCTAAAACTTTTAGAACGCATTCTATATATTATGCTTAGAACAAAATTCGCAACCAGGAATTGGAATTCTTCTACATTTTTTATTATTTTTATTTCTGTGTTTGCAAACATATTTATAACAGCCTCCACCAGTTGATTTTTTATTAGCTTTCCAAGCTGTGCTAGCTTCATCAAAATCTATATTAACTTCATATTCTACAAGATAATTAGAATTTGTCTGTTCGGCTAAATAACGAGTTATGCTGCGGGTTATCATATCCAAGTTTTGCAATTTATTTTAAACCAAATGTCACAGTCAATTTTTATTTATTTTGCCCAATAAAAATTGAATCTGCAAATCCAATATTAAATTAACCTAAACAATACAATCAACTTAAAAATGGGAATCAAATATTTAAATAGCTTTTTGAAGGATAATTGTCCAGAGTCTATTAAGTGTGTATCCATGGCTGACTTGTCTGGAAAGAAAATTGCCGTTGATGTTAGCATCTATTTATACAAGTATGTTGGAGATGAATGTCTTATTGAAAACCTGTATTTAATGATTTCTATATTCAGATACTATAATATCACACCTATCTTTATATTTGATGGGAAACCCCCGGCTGAAAAAAAGGAACTATTGAAGCAACGGAAGGAGAATAAACTTGATGCGGAAAAAGAGTATAATAGATTAAGGGGTTGTTTGGAGGAAATTGTGGATGATTCAGAAAAGCAGGAAATTACCGCAAACATGGACTCTTTGAAAAAACAATTTGTTTATGTGAACAAGAATCATATAGAAAAAGCAAAAGAGCTTATTATAAGTCTTGGAGTAACGTATATTGTTGCACCTGGAGAGGCTGATGAATTGTGTGCACTTTTAGTTTTAAAAAAGAAGGTGTGGGGATGCATGAGCGAAGACATGGATTTGTTTGCTTATGGTTGCCCAAAGGTATTGAGGTATTTTAGTTTGTTAAATCGCTCAGCGGTTGTATATAATATGAAAGGAATTTTACAGGAGCTTAACATTAGTATGAAAGAGTTTCGTCAAATGTGCGTTTTATCTGGAACAGATTACAACATAAATAGACATGAAAAGGATGTCATGAATTTGCAAAAGGTTACAAAGTTATTCAAAAAATATAAAAAGGCAAAAGATGGGGGAGATTTTTATAATTGGGTAAACAATAATTACTCGGATTACATTAATAATTACGATTCTTTAAAAAACATTTATAATATGTTTGACTTGTCTGAAAACCATGACAGCTTAAAAATTTATGAAAATATTCGCATTATTAATACAACTATAAATAAAGAAAGAATGCACGAAATTTTAGAAGAAGATGGCTTTATCTTTAATTGCAATTAGTATTTGAAAAATATAAACACAATTTAAAATTTATATTTTTCTTTTTTTGGTTTTTGTTTATGGTTTTGGTTTTTGTTTATGGTTTTGTTAATGAATTTTTAGTTGTTTTTATTTACAAATGCAATACATTTTATATTTAAGCGGTGGTCGCAGCATCAGCCTTGACAGACTTGGCAAAGTGGGGGCTCATGAAGCGTTGGAGGTTGAAGTAGGTGAGCTCATCCTCCTTCTTGAGCTTAAGAAGAGCGGCAAGCTTGGCATCAGGGTTGATCTTGCGGCCATTGGTACCGTCCTGAAGCTTGTTGGTGCGGATGTAGGCATTGATGTCGCGGGTCACAGCAGTGCGAGCCATCTCGGTACCCTTCTCCTTGCCAAGGAAGGAAGCAAGCTCATCGCTGATGCGAGTGGGCTTGACAAAGCCGGAAGGCTGGCGGTTGCCAGACTTACGCTTACGCTTAGAGCTCTGCTTCTGGGCAGCCTTGAGCTCACGCTGCCACTTCTTCTCCATGGACTTGTACTCAGACTTGATGGAAGAAATCATAGAAGCAAGCTGCTGGAGCTTAGCATTAAACTCAGTGGATTGCTCAAGAAGGGAGGACTCAACAGAGTCACCCTCAACGGCGGGGGCCGCATCAACAACGGGGGCGGGGGTGGAGGCTGCCTCCACCTTGGGGGCCTTGGGAGCCTTCTCGGCCTTGGGGGCTTTAGGGGCCTTTGCAGCCTTAGTGGCAGCAACATTCTCAACAACAGGGGCGGGAGCAGCGTCAGCGGTCTTAGTGGTCTTCGTCTTCGGGGCCATTATACTATACCTAGGCGACTACCTTTTAAGTAGGTTTCGGCCCTTAAATATATATTTGTCCCAATGTGTGATTGGTTGACATCATAAAAGTATACTACACTCTAAATAAAATGTGCAACAGATTGAAAAAGCCAAGGAAGGGATGTAGCAGCATTTTCACTAACCAATGTTAAAGCTCCAAGCACATAATAAGCTCCTAAAGATTTACTATCATTATCAATCCCATTATTAACGAATTTTTCTAAAATAGAAATTACAGTTTTTCTAACATTATCCATGTTTTCTTCTGAATTAATATAATTTAAATTAAAACCCCTAAATGGGTCTCCGGTTGGTGGACAAATTTTTCTTTTGATCTCGTTTGTTAATTGTGCCCGATATGACCAAATATCAACCAATTCTCTAATAAATTTAACAAGTTTTACTCTATTTAATGTTAGAAACCAAGCAGGATCTGAATAATTTCCTAAAGCATCTATATTTTGAAATAATTCTAGACTCCTTAATTCAGTTGATTTTTCATTTGAAACCAAGTCATCTTTTATTTCAATATCAATTGCAATTTTTAAAATTCTGCTTAATCTAATCATGTTTCTCATATTTTGAATTACCGTCTTAGAAATATCCATCCTGTTATATGGATTTTTAACCACTTTTCCAGACTTCATTATTAAATTGTAGAGAGAAATCACATCAAATCCATAAATAAATCCATCTTCATCCTTGTAGCTAAAAAATTGAGAGAAATCCATATTATTAAAACTATCTCCGGTCAAAAAATCACTATCATTTGTGCATAATGTTCGGTTTTTAAATGCAGGACCATGCAATGAATCATATTTTCGCTGCAGATGACCTCTGAAAACCTTTTGAACCTTTATAATAACCTCAGATAATTTCAAATATATGTATATGCGATTTACCAACTCCTTTTTGTTACCAGAAACTTTTAACTTATAATGCTTTGTAATTTGCTTTAATTGTTGAACATTATAATTATTTTCAAATAAAATGTGACAAGTTGAATATGTTGGTATTACCATGTTATCATTAGAAATTTTCTCTAATTTTTTTGTTTGTGGCAAGTTTTTTTCGCATCTAGAATATATCTTATTTATATATTCATCTATTGCCATCATAGTAATTACTTTTCCATTTTTTTTTATGCAATTTACACCTACAATTTCATCATCAAGCATAATTTTATTTATATATAGCTTGAAGAAATCTTTTTGAACTGTTTTACATATAAATAATATATAACTCCATAATTGTGAGCACACGAAATGTCATGTGACGAAAAATGATTTAATTTAATTTAACATTTCAAAAAAAAATTGATTTAAAGATAAGTCCCATAAATATAAGTATCAGTACAAGGATGGCCGAGACAATCGTTGATGGAACCGTGTTTAATGCTCAGAATGTTCGCTACTCTGCACCCAAGGCAAATGCCTCCGGTGGAAAGAGTGTTAATATTCTAAATACTCAGACAAATTCTGGTTTGCGAGTTGCAACTCCTCTTATGCTCACATGGGGTGCAACGGAGTTTGAGGGCAATGGAAAGTTTGAAATGTCGCTACAATTTCCTCGTGGGGAATATGCAAATGCTGACACTGATGCATTCCTCAGGAACATGCAAGCTCTTGAGGCAAAGGTAAAGGCCGATGCACTTGCTAATTCTAAGGATTGGTTTGGCAAGCAGCACACTAGCCCTGATGTCATTGATGCTCTTTACACCCCCATGCTCAAGTATAGCAAGGACAAGCTCACTGGCAATCCGGATTTGACCAAGTCACCGACTCTTCGCGTGAAGATTCCTCAGTGGGAGGGTGTTTGGAAGTGTCTCATTTGTGACGAGGATGGTCAGAAGCTCTTCCCTGGAGAGCCCACCAAGACGCCTCTTGATTTTGTCAAGAAGGGTACTCAGGTTGCAGTCATTATGCAGTGCGGTGGCATCTGGTTTGCAAACGGTAAGTTTGGTGTGACTTGGAAGCTTGCTCAGGCTGTTGTGCAGCGTCCCAAGGGATCACTTCTTGATGAGTGCTTGATTAAGCTCAAGCCTTCGGACAAGGCTCGCCTCCAGGCAGCTCCCGCTCCTGACGCAGATGATGATGAGCCTACCTCTGGTGCTCTTGTTGCCGATTCTGATGAGGAGGAGGAGGAGGATGAGCCCGCAGTTCCTGCTCCGGTTGCAGTTGCTCCCCCTCCTGCTCCAGTTGAGGTGAAGAAGGAGGTTGCCGCTGCTCTTGAGGAGCCCAAGAAGAAGAAGGTGGTCAAGAAGAAGGTCGCTGAGCCTTAAACCAAAAGTAGATAGTAGATAGTAG